ACGATGATATACAAGTCCAAAGTCTTGCCGGTTGCCGACGCCTGGTAAGTGTTATCTTCATAAGCCGCAGCCGATACTGCCCAGGTGCCCCCGCTTTCAGCAGTGGTACCGTTATTATAGGCTTTTATGGTCGTGTCGTGCTGCAACTTAAAAGGTACGCCCAACTTCACACCAAAACCAATATCAACGGATACGGTGTCGCCTCCCATTGCGGGTATTTCAACTTTAGTTATACTGGCAAAAGCCTTACTCCCTGTAACGCTGCCAGTTGTACCGACCGTAAATACAGGCAGTTCCTCTGTGATTACCTCGCCGCGCATATTTAACCCAGTGATTTTCACTTTCACGGCAAGTATTTCAGCTGCGGTAGTAGCTGCCACGGTGGCGGTTAAGTTTCGGGGACATGGTGGCGCGGCAAAACCGGATTCAACTATCGTAGCGGCTGCGCTACATCCAATACCTTTGATTATGCCATCGGTGTCAGCTACACAGTTTTGCGCAGCTGACCAGCCAAGGTGAGCGATAAAACCTCTGTCTACTATTTCAAGGCCAATGGTCTGCCCCATTTCAGGGTTATAAGCAGGTAATGTCATCAATTCGTACCTCCTTAGCTAGCTTTCTTTACCAGGGTGACAAGAGAGTTCTTATCAACTACTTTGCCATCAACTAACATGATAGCTTTAGTAACCTGGTCGTCAGTGTCATTATCCTCGTACTTCTTAATAGTCATTTGTAGGTTGGTGTTGAGGACATAATCCTTCGGATTAAACAGGAACGCGAAGGTTGTAGCAGCAGTTGGAGTCTGCGTGTAATTGTCCATGTAATCATTAAGGATTACAGTCCGGCCCAGCAGAGTTCTCTCCGGTTTACCTGCAATACCGTAAGTCACACGGGCGATAGGCTGCCCTTCTGCATCAACCATACCAACGAAGCAGTTCATGAAGGTGTACTTGGTCATAAACCAAACCGCGGCGTTTTCATAAGCCAGTGGTAAGGCAGCTTCGGCAGCCATTAAATCGGCGTAAGCAACTTTGTTTGCCTTGGCAATCTCAACTTTTTGGCCGGTTGCTGGGGTCTCTGCCAGTATGCCCAGGGGCTGATAAGCGTTCCCGCCGGTACCACTGACGATAGCCTGTTCAAGGGCCTTAGTCATGGCTTCCACCACATTATTGATGAGAGTAGTCTCAAATATGGCCAGGGTTACAGTATCAACTTCCAAAGAGACGGACACTGCACACCGTAACTTGTAATAGTTGAAGGTTACAGAGCCCGTTGTTTTCTTTTGCTTATCGGAGCCAGCACCCTCTGCTACCCAGGTAGCAGTTGGTTTAACTGAAGATGTAGGAATAGCCAGACCGCCTTTATAACTGGTGCGGGTGACCAGGGGCAGGATCATACCAGTGGCTTCCATCTTCTCAATGATTTTTTCCATGACCGGTGCGGGAATCACATGGCCCACATCAGTGGTTTTAGTGTTTGCATCGGTATTTAGCAATTTGCCGGGAATAGGTTCCCCGTTTAAAACATTGCGCATAAAGGCATTGCGGTATTCCAGGCTTGCATACAGGTTATCTTTGACAACAACTTCGGTGGTCATATTCTCGATCACCTTTCCTTCCACAGTAGTACTCTTGTTTTCCAACGGGGTTACGGTAGTATTGTCATTCAATGCGTTCAAGTTAGCCTGAGCTTTACAGGCAGCCTCAAACTGAGCATCCAGAGCTTCCACTTCTTTGACCTTAGCTTCAAATTCATCCAGTTTACCAGCGCAAATCAGAGCCTGGGCCTCGTCCATCAGCTTTTTACGGTCCGCTAAATATTTTTCTTTGTTCATCGTATACCTCCTAATTTTAATAATTTTAATTTGGCCTGCGCTTTTTCAGGCGTTAAAAAACCCGCCTGATTAAGCGGGTTCTTGTCGAGGGGACTTTTAACCATATTCAGAATTTTGTCTATTACCTGTTGCGGTATCATACTTGTTCCGGAAAAAGCTACAAGTTTTAAATTCTGGTTTTCGGCTATTTTATCCACAAATCCTTGTTCAACCGCCTCTTGCGCTGTTATCCACGTTTCTTTGTCCATAGATTCTAAAAGTTCTTTTTCTGATTTTCCTGTTTTAATTTGATATGCCGCGGAAATAGCTTTATTAGCGGTTTTAAGAATTTCACTTGATTTATCCATCACGTGATAGTCACCCCGCGCGCCCCCAGATACATTATGATACATAAACATTCCAGTTGGGGTTATGTCACTGTATCCCGCACAGGCTATAATACTTGCGGCCGACCCAGCATATCCCACGATATGAATATTTACCTCTCCTGTATATTCCCGTAGCGCTGAGTAAATTTCACTTCCCGCGAATACGTCACCGCCGCCTGAATTAATGTAAACGTCAAGCTTTTCGCCTTTTGCTTTATCGATCAGAGGCAAGATATCTTTAGGACAAACGGAATCCATTTCAAACCAATCATAGATCCACTTATCATCATTGGGGATTATTATTCCTTTAACATCAATCTTCAAGCCTTCTCACCCCCTTTCACTGGGGCCGTGTCGAGTCTTCTAACAGGATCATCCCCGCCAGGCACCGGCACCAGATTAAACACTTCGCGCCATTCATTAGGCGTGAGAGCTCCTCGATCTACCATTTGCGCTAGGTTCAATTTAGTCTGCATACTGGCTGTAGCCAGGTTGGCTGCCTCAAATAGTATTCGGTTTCCAAAACCTCTCTCCCGGCGGCTAAAAAGCTTCCTGGTATACTCGTTGGATAGTTCGATAACGGCCGGTTCAATCTCAGCCTCGTAATAAGCATTCCACCCGTTCTCATCATACTCCGACTGCACTATTTTCTGGTTGGTGTTGAACAATGCATAAATCCGCTGCGTGGTCTTATCCATCTGAGTAGCATTAGGAACATAATCCTTAGGGTCAATTTGTTGAGCTTCAGCTTTTGCATCTGTGGCCGCTACACCGGCACCAGAACTTTCAATACTCAAGAAGTTTGCTGCAAATTCATCCGAACGAGCCTTTAGGTCCTCCGGACGCATCGTCGAAGTAAACTTAAGCAGCCACCTGATAATCCCGCCGTTTTTAATAGCTTTAACAATCCCCTGGTCAGTAGTGTTTACTATCTCCATCAATGGAGACAAAGCTGGGGCTATGGAATCTCCAAAAATGTCATTGTTATTAAAGTCCTGTCTAAGATGAATTATGTCAGCATATGGAAAAGTATAGCTTTTGCCGTTTGCGAACAAAAATTTCAAGTACAGTGTGTACTGTTTATCATAAATTGCTTCGGCTGACAGTGCCGGTATCGGGTAAATCTCTGTCGGGTACCCGAATTCATCTCGGATAATAAGAGCAAAAGCATTGTTATTCAAAACAAGCTGTGAAGCCATTTTTTCCTGTAACTTTTGCCCTGTCATATAAGGGTTAGGCTCCTCTAGCAAGAACCTGATATAGACCTCTGGATTAACCTCCAGCTTCCTAGTGCCATCTTTTAACACCGTCTGCCGGATATGTTTAGCCGCCAATTTGCCTATAGCTTTTACTTTAGGACGCATGGCAGCCCGGACAATATCAGACTGATATATTTTACCATTCCAAGCGAAAAAACCATTCCCGCGTTCAGTTATTAACTGATATTTAGTCTGTTGTGTAGGTTCTTTGTTTCTTAATCGGTCAAATAATCCTATCGGGTTCACCCCCTTTAAATAAGGCTCTGGTATTCATCCAGCCGGTCCTGTAACACTACATAGGCATCAAGTAGAGCTGCGGTTCCATCTATACGTTTGGTTCTCTTGGAGGTCTTAATTGGCTGGATATTGCCGTTCTTATCCTCCTCAATGGCCGTGTTGGCTAGGCACCATTTTGTGACCGGATTGTTGTTATAGTTAATTAGCTTACTTTCTAAATCCACACCCAACTGCTTCATTGGGCCGGACAACGTTTTTTTACCTTGGATAACTGGAACCATAGACTCTTTCCCGAAATACCCTCGCATTTCTTCAACCCAGTAGGTGGCCGACCAACTATCATATCCTACCCAAGGGATATAAATGTCCAGCTCATTCTGTATATCTAAGAACCACTGGGCAACATATTTAGCATGAACTTTGTTGCCCGGGCAAGTTCTTACTAATCCTTGTTCAATCCAGAGATCATAAGGGATCTTGTCCTCCCTGACTCTCTGTTCTACAAGTTCCTCGGCCAGCCAGTACATACCTAGTGCATATATGCGCTGGTCATTCGGTACCATAAATATAACAGCCGCAGCCGTTAAGTCTGTAGTGCTGGACAAGTCAGCGCCGCCAATACCATATCTTGGTTTTAGTTCTGCTAAGTTAAACGTATCTGTATTATTAAGCTGTTCAAAAGTCAGCCAAGCCTCGGAGCTGGTCTCCCTAATATTAAACTCTTTACAAACTAAATTCTTGACTAGCGCTGGATTCGCCTGAGCTTTTTTAACTTTAGCAGTCAGCTGCTCTAAACTCTTGATAGTTCCTAATCCGGGGTTAGCTTTTTTCCAACAATCCGGATCAGTCCACTCCTTGCGGGAATCCAGCTCATAAATAAAGGCTATAAAGTGATCGTCTTTATAGCCGTTCTCGTCGAAGTAGCCGTTTATGACCCGCTCGGCTTCTTCATACTTCTGGTCATAGATATCTTCCCGGATTGTGCCGGCGGTTGAGGTGATATAAATTAGCGGCTGCTCCCGGGCACTGGTGCCGTCAGCAATAATATCATACAAAGCCTTGCCATTCTTCCACTGATGAATCTCGTCCATCAGTCCCCCATGAACATTCAAGCCGTCCAGGGTATCACTATCCGACGCCAAGGGCTTGAATATCCCGTCGTTAAAATCGCTGACTAACTCAGCCACCAGGGCCTTGATTCGCTTACGTAGGGCCGGCGATTTCCGGGACATGCGCTTTGCTTCACCCCAAATGATTTTGGATTGATCTCGTTTGGTAGCTACCGCGTAAATCTCCGGACCCGGTTCATTATCGCCTACCTGTAGGTATAACCCAACGATTGACGCCAACAATGACTTACCATTTTTCTTCCCGACTATTAAAAGGCTCTCTCGATATTTCCGCCGGCCCTCAATGTCAATAAAGCCAAACACTGTGGCCAGGTGGGCTTTCTCCCAGAGTTCTAGCCGCACGGGCTTACCGCCCATTTTCCCCTTGCTGTGCTTGCAATAATTCTCGCCAAATTCAATTACATGGTTAGCTCGTTTGGGACTGTAGTAATATTCGCTGGTGTTATCGGTCAGATCATAGACTACTTTTTGGTATGTTTTTCTGACCTTCTCACTGACTATTTCTTTGCCGCTTTCTATCTGCCCCCAGTATTCCAGGATAGGGTTATATGCCAGAGGATATTTAATCATCCTCTCGGCCCCCGACAAAGCCGTCAAAACCATCGTCCTCAGGTTTTGGTTCATCTTTCGGCAGTAAGTCAGTGAGCTGCTTAATTATTTTTTGATAGCTAGCGTTCATGGTGTTATATAAATCAGCTACCGGTCGCTTACGTTCATAAGGGTCCTGTTCCTTGCCTTGCTGAAACATTTCAACAAAACCGTTCTCATCCAGGTCAACCTCAAAATCCTCCAAGGTTACTCGCATGAAAGCGGCGCGCTGGATCAAGCCCTGAACGGTCTGTTTTTTTTGTCCTTCTAAGTTTTTGTAAATTTTGTTAAGACGGTTTTGTTCCCGCTTAATTCGTTTAGCTTTTTCCAACTCCTATCACCTCCTTGCAAATACCTCTAAAAAACCTAGCTTTTATGGGAGGGGAGACTGTAAAATGGTCTGTGTGTTAAACGGAGGTACCCTCCCCGGTCCCATAGAAAAAGCCCCCACTATTTTTTAAGGGGGGCTATCTTATGCTATCGATGCAATTTTTCTCTGAGACTTCTTCGATCATTGCTCCGTCATACATTAGGCATCGCATTATTCCGTTATCGTTTTGTAGTTGTTCGCATTCGACGCAGCTCACTGCTTCTTCACTCGGCTTTGTCTCCTTCATTTCGTACCTCCACTAGTTGACCTGTCCCGTCAAACCTGTATCTTCTGTCAGGATCTGGCCTTAAGTGCGCTTCCTCGTAATCATGACAGCGCTTACAGTCATATTTCAGTAGTTCATGGTTAAGAGATATGTTCGGATCGTTTATATTCTCTGGAGTTAATAACGTTTGATGGTGTACAATGTACCCCAGTTCCTCACTGCATTCCTCGCACAGTCCTCCGTCAATCGCCTGTCGTTTTGCGATATAACTGTCTCTGCACTTCTGCCAGGCTGCAGATTTGTAAAATGCTTTTGCCCAATCTTTTGCCATACTATTCCCCCATAAGAAAAGCCCAGCTTTCGCCAGGCTAACGTTATTTACTCACAGTTTAGATAAACAATAAGGCTTTATTTATAATTATTTAAAAGACACTTTTCATTATTCTGTTTATCACATTGTGCTTTTGCCCTTACTCCACAGATATCAATATACATTTCTGAACAATCATAAAATCTTTTTACAAAATCACCTTTACCGCCTCGTAGTGTTGGCCCTATTTGATTAATCTGAACTTCTTTATTCTTAAGTTCACAATACATAATTATCCTTCCCTTTCACTTTTTCTTTATCATCTTCGACGAAAGGAAACGATTTCCTGCAAGCAAACGAGCCGGGTAAATAATGCCCGGCTCATAATTTTATCAGCTTAAGTATATCAGACCGGCAATGTGAATTTCTATGAACCAATTAAATTTATTTTATCCAATGCCTTGCTATGCAGTATATGAATCCATCTCCAACTTAATTCCATATCTCCGGCTATCCACTCAAATGTATAGCCATCCAAATACCGGTACTGCAGCAATAGCCGTTCTCGATCGTCCTCCACTGCCTCTATCGTGGTCACAATCTCTTTCCGGATATTCAGTAACTGATCAATATCCTGATTAATATCTGCTTCCAGGTCAACAATCCGCGTGATATAATCCTCTTGTTTCGGGTAAATGCTCCCGCCACCTTTGGGTTCAGGCGTGAGTACCGATGTAACCTTTTCCAGATTCGCCCGTAACCGCAGCACCTCCTCCACTTTGCGGCTGATTTCCCGGTCCAAGATGATATATCGTTTCAGATGTTTTATTTTATCCTGATTGGTTACAGTAGTCGTTATCAAGGTTACCGCCTCCTCTACCAATTTGCAGAATTATCAGTCCACATATGGTTTTTCATCCATGCCTTGATACAAGCAACAATTTTCACATTCCTCTTTGCTTTTCCCAACACAAAGGGGGTATGGGGTATTACTAGGGATATAGCATTCTGGTTTTTGATATTTATCATTATTTTCCATTTTTTAATATCTCCTCTCTAAAATCCCTCATGTCCTCAAGTATTTTCTCTGTCGGTCGTATCCGGAGGATCACGGCCAACAAGCGGTCATGCTCATCGGTAACCAGCAGCAGAGTCCCCTTAACCAGGTATTCTACATCGGCATTTTTAAACGGCTCAAGATAGGCCTGATTAACCCACATGTGCCCCTCCTCATACCGGAAAAGCCGTATTGTAGCCGATGAGCTCTTTAAAATATCAGTCGCCATGATACTGGTCATCTCGGCCTGAACTGCCTCGACAAGCGTATCCTCGTTTATAATGGCACTCATGTCCTGCTCCTGCCAATCTCCAGGAATCGCTACCAGTTTCCCGGTGTTGTATATAGCCGCGCCATTTGAAATCCAGAACCCCTCTTCAGTCCCCCACCATAGCGGCCCCGGGGTGCTGTTCTTTTTCGCCCAGCTCTCAACAACAGATATACACTTTTTTACGTTCATGCTGCGCTCCTCACTTTCTCGATTCTCACTTTCAGACTCTGCATCAGCCGTTCTTGCGTATCTCCTTTGCTCTGCAAAGCCTCTAAAATATCCTCATCCCGCCCATTCTCCACCAAAAGACGGTGGATAATAACTTTCTGCCCTTGCCCTTGCCGGTGTAGCCGGCCATTGGCCTGCAAGTATAATTCCAGATTCCAATTTAACCCGAACCAGATCACATGGTTTCCGCCATCCTGGAGGTTTAGCCCATATGCACTGCTGGCCGGATGCGTTAATAAAACATCAACTTGCCCCGCATTCCAAGCATCCTCATCTGCTACGGTTTTCAGCTCGCGCACCTTTAATCCAGTACCGGCCAAAGCTTTTTTAAGTCTGGATACATCATGCTGGAAACTGTAGAACACCAGTGCAGGCTTGCCACCCAAACTCTCAAGCAACTCCATAAACGCCTCGATTTTGCAACTGTGAATCTCATGCACTCCGCGGTTCTCGTCGTATATGGCGCCGTTGCAAAGTTGTTGCAGTTTGTTCGATACTGCCGCGGCTCCGGGTGCGGTGATGATGGTTTCCGGCTCTACCTCTAAAAGCATTTTCCGTTCCATTTCCCGATAGGCCTTTAAAGCTTTCGGGTCCAGAACCACCGGGACGTCATGATAAATCATATCCGGCAACTCAAGATAATCCTCGGCTTTTAGAACTATAACCAGGTCGCTGATCAATTCCCTGATAGCTTCCTCCGCGCCGGGTTTCAGCGCATAGCTTATACCATCATACCCGCGTTCAAAATATCTGTTTCGGTAACCGGTAAAGGTTTTTCCGAGCCTCTTACCCCCGTCAAGCAAATATATTTGCGCCCATAAGTCCAATAGCCCTTTAGGGGATGGCGTCCCGGTAAGCTCAATAATCCGTCTTTCCCAAGGTTTAATCCAGGTCAGAGCCTTAAACCGCTTGGCTGAGTGATTTTTAAAACTGGTCGCTTCGTCCAGAACGAGCGTATCGAACGGCCAGGCATTACGATAATAATCGACTATCCAATGCACGTTATCCCGGTTGGTCACATACAGATCGCCGGGTGTGTTAAGCGCTCTAATCCGCTGTTTCTCGGAGCCCAGCACCTTGATAACTCTTAGGTTTTTAAGGTGCTTCCATTTCCGCTGTTCCTTACCCCAAGTCGATTGGGCCACCTTCTTTGGCGCGATAACCAACGTTTTTCCCATCAGGAAACGGTTGTATTTCAAATCATTTAGAATGGTTTCCGTGATGGATGTTTTCCCTAACCCCGGATCAAGCCATAAAGCTAAGGCACTGTCCGTTATACCCCGTTCTATGCAGTATCGCTGGTAAGTATGCGGCTCGTACTTTTCCACTATCCCTTCACCTCGGCAATAAGGCTGTCTACGCCCTGTTTACTGTCAATCACCATAACCCAAAACCCTAAAGCGGCAATCCTCTGCTGCTGTACCTTCTGCAAATCCGTGGACTTCCGGCCAAACGCTTTCAACTCGACAAATACCGCCCTTGCCCCCGGCAGTAAAACCAGCCGGTCAGGCACCCCCGCATTGCCTGGGGACGTGAACTTATACGCTATCCCGCCCTGAGCTTTGACTTGGTTGCGGAGATATTGCTCAATGTCTTTTTCTCTCACGGCTTTACCCTCCTGCTCAAAAATTTTTGATACTTTCTCGCGCGCGCGTAGTGTATTTTTTATTTAGGCACGTTAGGCGTTACGCGTGCGCCTATTTTCTTTGTTTTTAATACTTCTATTGAGAGAATGTATCAAATGTATCAATAGCTTATAACCCCTTTACTATTGCGGCTTTGCAGCTGATACATCCAACGTATTGAATGTATTGAATGTATTGGCTTTAGTTACATCATCTGATACATTCTCGGAGAATGTATCAGGAGTTTGTATCAAATGTATCGGCTTGGAATGGCCTCTTTGAAAACCATACGGTTTCCCAAATTGGCGACCATTGCGGTCCTTTTTCCATCCTTGTAATCCGTTTAGTATTCCATTTATTTCCACTGCATCTTGTCGGCGCATAAAAGTAATATCCTTATTGAAGCATTCGCACCAAATCTCGGCAGCGCACACCTTATCTCGTACAGTGATATCTAATTGGGTTTTGGTAAATTCGCCTGCCCAATACATGCGCCGCTCGTTTAAGTCGCGTTTATCCCAGTTTATTGGTATTGGCCGCTCTATGAATTCGCGGATAATGCCCTCTTTGGTATTACTTTCCCGATGCTCTTCCTGCTGTTGCCGGGCTATCATTTCTGCCTCACCAGACAGGAATAGTGGTTCTCCCAATTGCCAATAGACAAAAGCTTCGGCCCATATTTGATTTACCTCTAGTTCTAATTGGCGGAAAACATCTTTAGCGGGTGCCTGCAAGCCGACGTCAACCGGCCAAAAACGGCGGTTACCGGTCCGGTCCCGAAGGAATTCACTGTCATTGGTGGTTCCGAAAAATACGCAGCGCCGGGGATAAACGTTGGTTCTACGTCCATATGGTTCTCGGAAAATATCTTCTGTGCGGCTTAGGAATTGCTTTACGGCATTGGTTTCGGACCGGGTTAAGCCGTTTAATTCGCCCAGCTCGTTTATCCATACCCCTTGTACCATTTCGGCAGCTTCTTTGCCCTCGAAGGTAGACAGACTGTCAGAATACCAGCATTTGCCCAGTATCCGCAAAAAGGTACTTTTCCCTATCCCTTGCGGCCCGGCCAGTATCGGCATATAGTCGTATTTGACGCCTGGTGTCATGGCGCGAGCTACAGCCGCCGTCAGGGATTTACGCATGGCCGCTTGGGTATAGATATTATCCTCGGCACCTAGATAATCCATCAGCAGAGTATCCACCCGGCGTATGCCATCCCATTGCAAGCTGCTTAAATAGGTCTTAACATCGTTAAATTTATTCTTGTGAGCGCATAAGGTCATGGCCGCATACAGGCGCTTATCGGCTATCTGTATGCCATATACGCGCTCCAGATAGTGAAGCATGCCGGCATCGTCCGGATCCCCCCATACCCGTTTTTCCGTTCTCTCGTCCCAAGGCAGTGCCCCCATTGCCAAACCCCGGTTAGCAAATTCATCAAAGGCCAGTTTACCTTTCAACAGAGGGTCGTTATCCAGGATTATCAAGACGTTATCAATGGTTTTTGCCGGCAGCCCAGTGGTACTGCTGACCTGTAGCTTGCTGATCCAGTTGGCATTATCATTCGTTTGCGCGCTGAATTCCTGGGTAGCCTTTTCATAGCGTTCTTGGTTGAGCAGAGCGGTTACAGGGGTGTCCGCTACAGCCAGTTCGCACATAGCCGTATAGCTTGGCAGTTTATTTACCGGCGTCCCATCTTTTGCCTCGTCATCAAGGCCGGCGAACCGATGCAGCCGGACCAGGTCAAAGGCATTGACCAGCTTCCCGCCTGCCGGGTCGGTGGCATGATGGCTATAGAGAAATTGGCCGTTGTCATAGATGATCGCTCCGCCTACAGTACTCCCGCCTGTAAAGGTGTATCGCCCGGGCATAGCGTCGCCGGGTTCGTATACGCCGGGTAGGAAGGCATCCATGGCCCGGTACACGTCGTAAACCTTGCAGAATGCGCCTACGATACCCGCCTTGGTGGTGGGATCAGCCTGCTTCTCCGCAAGTTTAGTTTGCTTTTGCCCTACGCCCGGCACTTCCGGCCATTCCGCTACGTTTTTCCAATCCGCGTACATCGCTAACAGCCCATCCACGGACAGGAAGCCCTTGTCACCAAACTGATATACATATTGGCTATCCGCGCAACAGGACGGCCAGAACATTAGCCGGTGCACCTCAAAAGTGGTTGGGTCGCATAACTCTATGCCTATTATTTGCGCCAGTTTCCGCGCTAGAGGCTCGTATTCGTCCGCTGTGGCCGTCCGGTCCAGGGGGGCTAGTACCCGCAGCCGGGGCCGGGCTTCTTCATGCTTGCGCGTGCTGTAGACCGCGTAGGCGCATCCTAAAGCTTCTACCCGGCGTAGGGTGTCTTGTGTACCACCTGCGGGGATATTATCCAGGTCCAGGGTAATGACATCCCGGCTGGTTACGGCGTTGGCCTTGCGGCGGAGACCGGCCAGGGCCCCGCCTACAAAGCCCCCCACGTCCTTAAGGTCGTCTTGTTTTCCCTTTGGCAGCTGTAGATACTCGGCCAGCGTTTCCGTGCTTCTGGCCGGGGTTTTAAGCCGCTCTACAAATTCCGACCAGTATAGGGTCTGCCCGGGCCACTGGGTAGCTCTACGGCTGCCGGCTGCCGATATTGTTATTTGTCTGTCGTTCATGAGCATGGGATGGTATCACCCCTAATCTTTCATGTAATAGTCCGTAATAAAGCCGTCTGCTCTTAGTAAAAGTCCAGGGGCCCAAGATATGGGCTGACCCATAATGTCGCATACCCGTTCTGAATCGGCTTGTTCCTTAGGTACATCCAAGACAACTTCGTCATGGACATGGAACACCGTCTGATATCCGGCAGCGGCCAGGCGCATCATGCTTTCTGCCAGGCAGTCTCTGGCTATGGCTTGAACGATATTTTCTACGAGTTTCCCGCCATAAGTATCCTGCGCCTCCCATTTTTTGGTCGTTTGGTTCAGGCCCCAATAATGGATGCTGTCATTGCCCCATTGGTTGGGAGCGAGAAAAGGCTTCACATAAAACAGTTTCCGGCCACTAGGTAAGGTGACGGTGAGAAAATCCTGCCCGTTATTGTAATCACCTTCCCGGGCCAATATTAAGCCCTTGATGCCTACCGGCTGTCCCGACCGCATTACTTCCAAGGCAGCATTTTCCATGCTGTACCATAGATCTACTATCCGTTTGTTGGATGCGCGCCAGCGGTGGACGATTTCCGGTAATTCTTCTTCGGTCAGGCCCATATCAAGAGCGCCCATCTGTTTCAACGCGCCTACAGAGCCCTGGTATCCCAGGGCCAGCTCCGCGATTTTCCCCTTTTGGCGCAGGGGTGAGCCTTTTGTAATTTCTTCAATTGGTACACCGAACATGGCGGATGCTGAGGCTTCGTATATTTTGCCGTGGCCGGCGAATATGGCAAGCCGCCATTGCTCCCCGGCCAGCCAGGCGATTATTCGGGCTTCAATAGCGGAAAAATCAGCTACCACCAGAACATTTCCTGGTGACGGGATAAAGGCCGTCCGTATGAGCTGGGACAGTGTATTAGGGATATTGCCGTAAACCAATTTAAGGTGATCTTTTTTCCGGGCTTTAACCCATTCCCGGGCCAGGGATAGGGCTTCTAAATGGTTTTGCGGAAGATTGTGCACCTGTACAAGCCTGCCGGCCCAGCGCCCGGTTCTATTGGCCCCATAAAACTGCAGCATTCCTCTGATTCGGCTGTCATCGCCTATGGCTACATCCATGGCGGCATATTTTTTAACGCTGGTTTTGGATAATTCCTGCCTGATCTCCAACATTCGTTTGGCCCGGCCTTCTTCCATAGCGTCTATCATCTTGGTTACCGTACCTTTACGCAGGTCGGTTATTTCCTCGCCGGTTTCTTCTTCCAGCCATTTTGTCAATTGCTGTACGGATTTGGGATTATCTAGGCCTGATATTGCCACGGCTTCCCGCTTTAATTCGTCTGTGATTATGGCGTCCATGGATAAGGCTCCTGTGATTAGTTCTTTATCCGCCATCACGCCGCAAGTATTAATCTGCTGATCTAACTGCCACAGATATTGTTCTTGGTCCGGTACTGGGAAATTGAATATCCGGCGTTCTATCTCCATTTCGGTTACAACGTCCTGCCGGCAATACTCCTTAAACAGCCGCCATTTTTCCGGTTCATGCTGGGGCAGCGTTCGGGTGCGGTACCCGTTGGTTTTAGTTGGTTTACAGGGTATGCAAAATGTCCTAATTAGCGCGCTGCCTGTACCCATTTTCCTTTTATCCTGGGGTAACCCCAAGGCTGCACCTGTGGCCGCCAGACCGGCAGTGTAACCGCAATACATGCCATGCAGCATAGTGCAGCGCCATTGGTTTATTGGAGAAGGCCAAAACTTATTAAGGCAGTACCATTCAAACGGCGCATTATAGGCATGCTTAGCTATATGCGGATTGGCTAGGGCGTCTATTATGTGGTTAGGCAAGACCTCCCCGCATGCCAAATCCACAACTTCTACCGGTCCGCCGTCCCAGGCATAGGCAAATAAGAGTATTTGGAAATCCGGGGACTGTACATATTTGTACAGTCCCGCTTTTTTCAGGTCAACACTGGAAAATGTTTCTATGTCTATAGACAGATGCCTAATCATAACCCCATGATTCCCCCAGTAACCGGTTTACCCGTTATAGGGTCAATTTGCTGTGGTTGCTGATAGCCGGGTTGTGCAGGTGCTTGATATCCCGGCTGCTGCCCTGCTGCCGGATAATTTGGCTGAGCATAATTAGGTTGCGTCGGCTGCATTGGCTGCCCAGGTTGAGCATATCCGGGTTGTACTGGGGGCTGCCCAGGATACGCCGGCTGCTGATATGCAGGAGCCTGATAGCCGGGGTTAAAACCGTCTCCGAAGGCTTCTTCGGGCGACACTCTACCGCCGCCAAGCGGTTCGCCGTCTGCAATTTTTTGTATCGGCCCTAAGCCACAGCCGACGCCTTTTTTCGTATTGTTGTAAGCGTAAAAATTGACATTTACTCGGGCGTACATACCGCTGTAAATTTCGGTCTGGTCAATAATCGGATTCATGCTCAAGTCTACTATGGCCTGCTGCTGTTTTGAGGATGCGGACATAACCCAATGTCCTCGGCATTCATCCCCAAAAGGCATACCGTCTGATGGCCGGGGACCGTCTCCATCATGGATGGGAATGTTTAATAGCGGGGGCCGTGTCCCGCCCCATACTTTAGGAATCCCTGCCTGTATGGCGGTCTGTATAGCAGCATCAATTCTTTGTTTCGCTGCAATATCTGATTTCGGTATTAGCAGGGTTACGCTGTATTTGGCTTCTTGTCCCGGTTTATTTGCATACGGTTGTGTTAAATGCACATAGCTGAGTCTGACTTGTCCGGTAGTTACGTTTGTGGGATTAGGCTGATTGGTCATTTGTAATTCCTCCATTTCCATTTAACGGTTCTCCAAATGCTTGCTCTGCGGTCATCGGTCTAATCGCTTCTCGCTTATCTTTTTCAGGCGCAAGTGTCGGTTTACCAGGCTCTATTCGGATTAGCTTTGGTTCTTCAAGTAATTTCCTGTAGTCGGATTTTCCAAGCACTTTCTCAATAGCGGGTACGGTTAACGGCCTGCGTTCATATAGTATTGCCTCGTCGATTCCAGCCGCCATAAGTGCGGTAAACGCCATATCCTGATCGACGTACACCCGGGACGTACGTCCCTCGACGGCTTTCCATCCGGGGATATCCCCGCCACGCAGGCACTCAGCGAGGGCATATTCTTTCAAGTCGCTGGCCCATGCCGCCAAGCCCAGCGCACGGGTCAATATAGCTCCCACATCCGCATTACTGATAAGTGGGGGTTTCATCATGTGGTATTCTTCCAGGGTGAGAAGGCTTTCGGCCCTTGCCCTGCAGAGCGATTTTGCTCTGCAGAATCGGCAATGATCACCGGAAACAAAGTCGCCTTTTCCGGAAAAGGCCTTTGCCGCTATCGGTTTTATACTCTCTCCCCATGCCGCAAGGTCAGCTAGGGGCATTTCAAACTCTGATACATTATCTAATCGCGGCTGTACAATGGCCATCTTTACAGCCTCAATGGCGTATAAAAAGTTGTAGGCTTGATAGGCCCCCAGGGCATACAGCATCATCTGGGGGTTCATTTCTGCACTTACTGGGACGCCCTTGCCATATTTGAAATCAACGACATGTAAGGTGGTGCCTCCCAGGATAATGCAGTCACCTGTGCCAAAGCCCCCAGGAACATAGATGCTAAAATTGAGTCTTTTTTCCACTGCGATATAAGGCGTAACAGCATATCCGTGGACAATTGCGGATAAGTAATCTAAGTATGAGTCCGTATGTTTGAGCATTTCTGACTGAAACAAAGGTTTTTCTTTTAACTTTTTTAGCGCGCTATTGAATTTACGGGGACCCATTGGCTCCGTGAAAGCTTTCCGGAGTTTTAACTCGGCTATCTCATGCGCCAGTCGGCCCTCTTCGGCATACTCGCTGGTGGTTTCCGGGAATTGTCCCTCCAGTCTTGCCGATGGTGGGCAATTCAGCCACCTATGCGCGCTGCTAGCTGATAGTAAAGCGTGTTCGCCCATTATATTCTCGCCCCCATTTGTCTCAGAGCCGTGGCAAAAGCCCCATATTGCTCTTTAGGTAGCTGAGTCAGGGCTTGCACTCCGAATTGAGCTAGCAATGATATTAATTCTTGTTGGCTGTGCCCCGGGGTTTCCATCAGCTGGGTGGCCGCTACCCCCAATTGTTCCATGCTGTATGTTTGCGGCGCAGTCGGCACGGTAGCCGCCGGTGGCGTAATCGGCGCGGCAGTAACAGGGGGTGCTACAGGTGCTACAGGAACCGCTGTCTGTGGCGGTGTAACCGCCATGGACGGTGTAACAGATGCGGTAATCGGAGTAACTGGTGTAGTGGTTGCCGGTACCGTGTTTACTTTCCCTGCTATTGCTGCGGCCAGCGTGTTCAGTGCGTCCGCCAATGCAGGGGCCTCGATTCTTACGTTTATATCCATTTATTCTTCCTCCTTAAATAATTTAATAATGGCTATGCCAAACCCGCTAAGGGCCAATATACTAACTACAATCCACGGGCTAAACCAGTAACTAGCTAGGGCAAGGATGCATCCAAGTAGCATTATCTCGGCTAGGAGGCCTACTCCCAGCATGGCTTCCTCTATAGCCTGCATTTCTACCTCTTCCCGGTACTGTGTTTTAAGCGGCAGGGTCTTGATTTTATTCGGCTGCCGGCTGATTTTGGGTACCGAGCCTGCGGGTTGTATTTTCATAGGTTCACCTCGCCTTCTTTCGGTGCTTCATTGCCCCAGCAATCCCAGCCTGATGCCGTATTACGCGCAAAAAGCTCTATGAATGGGGGGTAACTGACGGTTTCAATCATATGTCGTATCTGCTCGGGCTTTTCGCTATGCTTACCTTTGGGAGCGATTATTGCCGTCTCGCCCTGTTGCCGTTTACCATCTATAATTTTGTATGGCAGGTTGCCCTTTACTCCGAACAAGCAATGTTCGGTTATGCCCCTAAAATACTGCCCTAGTCCGACTCTGTCTTTAACCCAGGTAATAGTAGTTACGTATCTAAAGCCCCAGGCGTCCATGGTTTTCAGGGCATCCGGCAAAAAATTATTCGTTGTCCATAGGTATAGGTGGCAATCCTTTTTGGCGAGAGAAGCCACTGGTAGAGTCATGATATCCGCCGTTTTCATCAGGGAGTAATGCTTGTCGGCCCCTCTTTTTATTTTTCCTCCGCCGCGTTCCATCCAAGGCGGATCGGCGTAAATAGTACTGTATTTCTTGTTAGGGAAGAGCATTAAATCACCGCCTTTTCCCGGATATCGGCCTTCATGCGCCTTAGCCATCGGGACACCGTAACCTGATGCCTGCCAACCATTTTTCCTATTGCACCGTGTTTGATGCCCTCTGCTGCAGCCAGGTAAAGGATTGTCTTTTCTTCTAGGGTAAGGCCCTGTAAGAGGTCTCTTAACTCGGTTGTGTCTAATATCCGTTTAAAATCTCGTGCGGTATCGTGATCGACAAATAGCTGCCCTATAGAGTTTCCTGTCTGCCCAACTACGGCATCCAAACTAAGAGCCTCTATGTTATGCCTGCGCGTGTTTCTGCGTTCGTCGGCAAGTATGCTCCGCATCTGCATATAGGCTAGAGTGCTAAATTTGTACTGCCGGAGTTCTTCCGACTGGCTATAGGCTTGCACAGCACGTACAAGGCCCAGCGCAGCGGTGCCATAATAGTCGTCGATGGGCAACTTGTGTTTGCGTAAAAAACCGTAAATAAGATTATGGTTTTCCGCTGCAAACTCCGCTTGTTCCGGTGTTAGCGGTACGCTGTAATCTATTTTTGTCGCGGCCATCGGAGTTCCTCCTCTCCGGTATGTAATCTGCCCAGGCTACCAACCTGCCGGGGTAAATATCTATCTGCTTTTCTCGCTGCTTTCTCCAGCGGCGTTTCTTGCGTCCCATGGCTATACCCTCCCTTGCTGCCTGGCGAGGGTTTTGCCGTAGGTGCCGCATTCTTCCAGGGGCACTTCCCGCAGTACAGTCAATTCTGAGGTTCGTACTTTCCCATTGCCATCCCGCGGGACTATGATTTTATCGAGGGGGACCAGACATTCTAGGATTTTGAAGTCGCGTCCCCGACCAAAGTCCATGGCCCAGCAAAGGTAACTGACGTGTAGGCCAAAAGAACACGCTTTGAGAGGTGAAGGATCACAGTTGATTTTCTTGTTTTTGCCTATGGCATACTGGAAATCGTGGTCATGGAAAGACCGTAAGTCCAGGCTGACGGCTTTGTACAGGATGGCTTGGCCGCCCCGAACTTCTACACCATAAAAATCACAATACTCTTCCGGGGTGCTTGGAAGGGTTACAATTCGCGCATTGCCCGATATTTTAAGATTGGCGCGATCGGAGTACCTGACGATCTGAGAATTTCCTTGCCCCACCACGGAGCTGTTCTCCCGGGCCACCACGGAGCTGTTCCCCCGGGCCACCACGGAGCTGTTCCCCCGGGCCACCACGGAGCTGTTCTCCCAGGCCTC